TGTAGTGAAACCCATCTCTGCCAGCTAGCCCTCCGAGCATCTCTCTGAGTCTCTTTCGGTTAGCTGCCATCTGTTCCTCTGTGAACTCAGGCTCGGTGGCCTGCGCTGTCTCTTGCTTGATCTGGTGCGGTGGCCTGGTGTCTTCCTGTCCGCTGGTGATAGCTATCGCATCCTCTGCCTTGATCTCCGTGTCGTAGATCACCCTGGTCGTGTTAGCTCGCTCGCCCCTGAATCCCTTACTCATCACTTCGATGTGGCCACGGTCTCGCAGCTGCTTCATAGCTCTCGCTACCTGCTGCTTGGCCACTCCCAGGTGCTCGGCAATCCTCTGCTGGCCAACCCAGGTTATCCCAGCTCTGTTGGCGTATGAGCAGAGCAGCACCAGCACCTTGACCGAGAAACCGTGGAGCTCCGTATCCAACGCAGCTCGCATCGGTACCACGGCGAACTTACGTTGGTCAGGCGGTGCCTGCTTCTCAATTATCTTGGGCCGCTTGGGCAGCTTGAACTCGATCACTTGCGCTGTGTTTGTTTGTGTTCCCATATCCTCATCATCTCTTCCCGTAACGCCACTCGGGCGGTTCGCCCCCTTTTCTCTTCCACAGCATCGAGGTAAGCCAGGCGGGTCTTCTTGGTGCGATATCTCTTGAGTACCCACGCAGCCTCGCCGTGCAGGTAATACCTCTCAGAATAATTCCCAACAGAGCCACCGTAAGACAGATTGACCAACCGACTATCAGGGTGCACACAGCCGCAAGACCGGCAGCGTAGCTCATCACTCTGGGTGGTATGCGGAACATCCGTTGACCCTCCCTGTCGTTGGCTTATCAAAGAACCGACACCACAGAAACCATCCCCGAAAGCTTACGTTCTTGCAGTCGGCACAGCTCGACTTCTCTGGTTCTCCACGCAGGTCGCACATTGCCACCTTCGGTTCTTGCCCTGGTTCAATAGTTTCCATATTCCCCCCGCTGCTTGTCTTCGGTGCCTGCAATGCGAGCACCACCTGGTTCCAAGTAGTTCCTCTTCCCGTTTGGTAACGTGCTGGTATAGCTCGTTAGGCATTGAGATCCTCCCTCACGGCCTTACAGAACCAATCCAGAGGCACCACAGCCCTCCAGGGTTGCCCAGAGCGTCTGAAGATCACCACAGGCACAGGCGAGCCAATAGAGCCCTCAGAATCGATTTGTGAGCTGGTGGTAACCGAGAGCTCCACCTGGCGGCACCAATCCTCGATGGCCAACCGCTCCTGGCGTTTGACCTCGATGCAAAACCGGCCAACCTCGATGTCATGGCCACCGTCTCTCGCCTGGCCAAGCTTGCGCTTGACCTCAAACCCTAGCTGCTCAGTCAGTAGCGCAGCTAGCTCGCGCTCGCCTGTCGCGCCCTTGTTACGCCTGCCCCGGCCATTCATTGGATATCTGGCTGATTGGCGATCAGGGCATCTATGCGGTTGTCCACCTCCAGGTGCTCGGCCAGGTGGGTCTCGATGAGCTCATGCAAGATAGCCGTGCGATCCTTCTTTAACTTCTTGCTAGCAGCTGCCAGCAGGTGCCTGGCCTGTGGGCGCAGGCGAAAGTAGAACCCAGAAAACTCTGTTGTTGCCATATATCCCCCCGGTTAAATAGGCGTAAGGATATACCTGTGGATATCTTTTTTGCAATAGGGTGTTGACAAGCAGATATCTCATGTGTTCTTATCTCACCTGGGCGCAGATATCTGTGTCCGTCAACTACCAACTAGGAGATTGAAAATGATTGAATTTAAAGAGACATTTAATTTTGACGGCATGACGATTGTTAGGCTCCGCGCAGATGGAATGCCAGATCGCGGCAACAGCCTTGACTACCAGTACACAATCACCGTCTGGCCAGATGGCCGCTCACTCGGCAAGAGCCGCGCTTGGGGCAAAGGCAGCACGCGCCATCACCAGTTTAAAACCTACGCTGACGCTCAAGTTCACGCAGTTGCATGGGCAATGCGTCAGATTGCCCGTGAGCGCAAAATGGAACAATTACGCGCACGGGACGCAGAGATTCTTGCAGCTATTCGGGCAGGGGTTTAATCATGGCCAACTACGTTGCGTACTACCGCGTATCCACAGACCGCCAGGGCCGCTCTGGCCTTGGCCTTGAGGCACAGCAAGAATCAGTTAAAAACTTCCTCGGTGCCGAGCCAGATGTTTCTTACATCGAGGTTGAATCCGGTGCCAAGAATGATCGGCCAGAGCTAAAGAAAGCTTTGGCTGACTGCAAGAAATTCAAAGCCACTTTAATTGTGGCCAAGCTTGATCGCCTGGCTCGTGATGCTGAGAAGATTCTTAACATCGTCAACAGCGGCATCAAGGTGCGCTTTGTTGACTTGCCCGAGATCAACGAATCACCCACCGGGCGTTTGATGCTCAATATGCTCGGTGGCTTTGCTGAGTTTGAGCGCAGGCTAATCAGCGTGCGTACCAAAGACGCTCTAGCAGCTAAAAAGGCCCGTGGCGAAAAGCTGGGCTCACCCAACCCAGCAGCTGGTGGCGCAGTCATGGCCGCAGCAGCTGATGAGTACGCAGCCACCGTGGCACCGATTGTTCGCGCAATCGTGGCCAAGATGGGTGCGGCATCCCTGCGTGCAATCGCCAAGCAGCTCCAGGCCGAGAGCGTGCAGACCGCCCGTGGCGGCACTACCTGGTCACCGTCCCAGGTATCAAACCTATTGCAGCGTCTAGCTGCTTAACCCCGAGGAGAGTAAAGATGAAGAGAAAGTATGACCCCATGATTGACCCCAGGCTCAACCACGCCAAGAGCTGGCGAGATATGTTGCCGGTGGAGCCAGCCGAGGTTGATGAGCCAGGCTGGCTCAAGGCAGCAGGCGCATTTGCTCTGGCCGCGCTCTTTTTAATCGTTGCATTTATCTGAGAGGCTCACCCTATGAACCAGAACGCATGGATCTTAGAGGAGTTGCAACGCGGAGCTCACGTTACGCCTATCGCTGCGTTGGCCGGGTGCCAATGCTTTCGCCTGGCAGCGCGGATCGCGGAGCTGCGAGAGGTTGGCCACAACATCCACACCACAATGATTTACACCAACGGCAAGCGTTACGCGAGCTATCGACTAATCAAAGCAAAAAGGAAAACAAAATGAAAAGCTATGGAAAAGTTACACCCGACGATCAGGCCAGCGCATCAATGCTGCCTGCCATCCTGGGCATCTCTGACTACTCCACACCCAACGACAGCCTACAGACCTGCATTCGGGCCATCGATGGCCTGGAGCGCGAGGACATCACCAACGAATCGATGACCTGGGGCAACGATTTTGAGGGTCGCATTCTGATTCGCGCAGCTGAGAGGCTGGGTCTCGATAACCTGGAGCTGGATCACTCGGAGCCCTATTGCCACAAGCTGCTCAAGCTTGCGTGTTCGCTCGATGGCACAGCTGATGGTCGCGGCCTGGTGATCGAGAGCAATCCAGACCTGGGCATTTACGTCATGGGCCAGCCCAGCATCAAGCTCGATGGCGTTGGGATCATGGAGGCCAAGCTGACCGCAGCTGACGTAGAGGACGCTCCACCGCTTTATCGCGGCCCGGTGCAGCTCCAGGCACAGATGGATTGCTTTGGTGCCAGCTGGGGTGCTGTGTGTACGCTCTACAAGGGAACCAAGATGCGGATATTCCTGTTCGCCAGGCATGAGCCCACGTTGGCCATGATCTCCCGTGCGGTCATTGAGTTTGAGGCCAAGCTCCAGAAGTACCGCGAGACCAGGGTCATTGATTGGTATCCACCCAAAGATTCAGCTGATGCCAATCGGATGTTCCCGGTGGGCACAGACGATGAGCCGATATATCTTGGCCAGGAAGAGGATTTATTGGCGCACGACATTTCTCGTTACAAAGCCGATATCGTTGCGATTGAAAAGGAAATTGACGAAGCAGAAAAAAGACTCAAAAAAATACTCGGGGAAAAAACCTGTGCCATCACCAGTATGTACGAAATCTATTGGCCAATGCGGCATTACGCAGCTCAACCGGAGAAAGTTACGCCAGCTAAAGAGGCTCGCGTGGCGCGTCAGTCCACACTCAAGATCAAGGCGCGGAAATGAACTCAAACGATCAAAAGCTTATGAACGCACGCCTGCAAGCAGCTCTGAAGTTGCAGGCTCTATGCTTTGACGCTGCCAACCGAACACCCGGCAGCTTTATGAATCGAGACCGCGCAATGGATGTAGTCGATGCGCTCGTCACGGTGATGTTAACCACGATAGATACCTATTCAACCGAGGAGAAAGAAAATGCAAGTAGTGCAAAGTAACCAGGGCTTCGCGCCCGTGACGTTAGATGAGGCCATGAGGTTTTCGGATATGTTGGCCAAGTCCCAGATGGTGCCCAAGGCATACCAGGGCAAGCCAGAGGATGTCCTGGTGGCTGTTCAATGGGGCCGCGAGCTGGGCCTGGCTCCGCTCCAGGCACTCCAGAACATTGCCTGCATTAACGGTAAGCCATCGGTCTACGGTGACGCAGCTATGGCCCTTGTACAGGCCAGCTCGGTCTGCGAGAACATCGAGGAATACTTTGAGGCAGAGGGCAGCCCCAACCCGGTGGCCGTCTGCGTTGCCCATCGCAGGGGACGCACGCCGGTGACTGTGAAGTTCTCAGTCGAGGATGCCAAGCGAGCTGGTCTCTGGGGCAAGACCGGCCCCTGGCAGGCGTACCCCAAGCGCATGATGCAGATGCGAGCCCGAGGCTTTGCCCTGAGAGATGCCTTCCCAGACGTTTTAAAGGGCCTTATAACCGTTGAAGAGGCCCAGGACTACCCGAGCCAGGGAGAGAAAGACATAACCCCGCCACGGCCCTCTAATCCTCTTGATGCTCTTGCTCCTCCCGCCACCAGTACACCATCCGAGGTGTCACAAACACCACCCGAATCGTTGGATCAGCCACCGGAAGAGGTGGTGGAGGTGGTGGAGCCGTCCGAGGCCACCGAGACTGCCTGGGATCTTCAGATACCTGGTGGTGAGCCGAGACCCTGCGAGAGCGCCGGTAGCTGGGTCGCAGCCTACCTGGAGCTGGTTGGTAAGGTCGCAAAAGCTGGTAAGGCATCAGCTCAAGCCAGGCTCGATGGGTTACAGAAGCTGCGGAACTCCAACACCGAGCCGCTCAAGAAGCTGTCAGTCGAGCAGCGCATGGAGCTCACCGCAGCTCTGGCCAAGTTTGTGACACCTCTCAAAGAGATGGCCGCAGCTGAGAAGAACTAAGCAACAAGGCCGGGGAGATAGACAGTCTTCCCGTCCTTCTTGGTAGCCGTTAGGTTTTGTTTCTTTAGGTTCGCCGGGTCGTAGCTCACATGAACCCACCCGCTGTCCGGTACACCAGGCGTGTAGAACTCAAGTATCAGCTGGGTGTACTCCAGGTTATCCATGATCCAAATTGCCAGGTCTGCGTTGGGGATGCCGGGTATCTCGATGTCAGCTGCTTGGCCCTTGCAATGGTCTGAGGTTTTAGAGCCACCCACCTTGGCGTTGACCTCGGGGTGCCGGTAGCCAGAGTTGACCTTGACACCCTTGCCATAGTGCTCGCGCACCGGCTGGAGTATCTTCTCGCACAGCAGGCGCAGGGATGCAATCTCTGCCTCGCCCGGCGTGTTGTCCATGTCGTGGCGCAGAGCGGTCTCGCTCTTGACCATCTCCGATAAGCTAAAGTTGGCCGTCAGGTTCATTTCTTTTTATCCAGAATCTCATCGAGCTGCTGGGATTTTTCCTTACTGCCTGCGCTCGATCCAAAGTAGTAGCCCAGCACCATCGTGACCGCGCTGGTTAGTGCGCCCAGGACATAGATCAGAATGTCTTTGGAGTTAGCGTCAACGTCCACAAAGATAATCACGGCAAACAAAATAAACGTGAGACCCACGGTGCCGAGTGCCAGGATCGGTGTAACAATTTTGTTAAGCATCGGAGCAGCTGCGCTGGTGGCAATCTCGATCTCGCGCTTGCGAGCTGAATCCATCTCTTTAACGTGAGATTCCAGCTCCGCGAGCTGGCCCTTCTGTGCCATCTCCATGAGCTTGGCCTGGGCCTCTGCCTTTGCGCCGGGGTCTGGCAAGACCTTGTCAAGAACCTTCTCTCCGATTGAGAGTAGAGCTGCGATTGGTAGCATCGTTATCCTTTCGTTGCCAAGTAAAGACCAATGTTGCTGAAAGCGTAACCGGCAAACACAATGGCCATTGCTAGGTTGCCTTTGGTGCCCTGTTCAAATCCTATGTAGGCGTAGACACAGCCCACAAAAATAATGAGCCACGGGCTCATACGCGCTGTCCACGGAAGTAGGCAACGCCATCGATCACCTCGCACAGCTCGGGCGGCAGCAGCTTGCCATTCTCAAACGTGAGCACGACAAACCCAGAACACCAATTGACCGGGTTCATCTCGGTGTATGTAAACTGATCGCCGTATGGCTCGGCCAGCGTGCCAGAATCCACGCCCCACCTGCGCCCATCGTAGTCAGAAAATGGCGTGACCTTGAGCTGGTGTAGGTGTCCGGTAACGATTGACCTTCCGCTTTTCAGGGCATTGTTCCAAGTGCTATGCACCCCATTGTGCCAACGGTGTTTTATGACTACCGAGCCATTGATGTCTACGCGCCAGCCCGTGTGCCACCCAGGGAAGTACGCAAACAAATCGCTAAACTCGGAGAGCTCTGGGGCGTGAGCTGCAATGTAATTAAACAAACGCACATCGTGGTTGCCATATGTCCACAGCTTGGTTGCATTTTTGGATGCATTTGCAATCTCATCTAAGCGATCCTGGCACGCTTCAATCTCTTGCTTTGGTGTCGGAGGGTTAGTGTTCATCAGCGTGGGGTGTCGGCTGATCCTGGCTCCATCGAAGACATCCCCGTTGAGCACCACCTGGAGCGGTTTGAACTCTGTTAGCAAGGTAACGAAAGCCTTGTGAGCTACGGTTGATTCGCCTGGCCAGTAGTGACAATCGCTGGCAATGAATACACAGCCATTGTCTACCCTGTGCTCTATCACTCGGCGATTCTCGGGTATGTAGGTATTGCGGCGGCTGTCCTGGGGGGCAGCGTAGGTTGGCAGGGAGATGCCGTACTGTATTTGGATCTTAGCCTTGCGCGAGGCAAATGCCCTGACAGACATACCAACGTGTTCGGCAGCTATCTTAGTGCTGCCAAACCGTTTCATCGCCGAGATGATTTCCTCGTCAGATACTCTTTTTAGTGCCACGGATTCTCTCCAGTTTCATCTCATCGATGGGGCCGTGCGAGCTGGTGTCGTATAGACACGCAATCTCCACGGCCTCGCGTGGGCTCTTTCCCAGGTGCATGGCCCCCATTGCGTATCCAGCTCCGGTTCCAATCGCAAAGAACGGATTCTTAATCGGCACGGGTATGACCGAGCTCTCGTACACCCACAGACCCTGTGCGTTTAGCATCAGAATACTAATGTCGGTATCCGAGTCCAGGTCACCTCCCTGGTCTAGCACCTGGTAGAACTTGAGCAGCCTCTCAAAGTCACCGGCACCACCGTAGATGCAGCCCTTGCCACGGCGCAGTTTGTTTATCAGGTAGTAGCTGTCATCGGAGCTGACCATACTATCTGCGGCCATCTCTCCGGTCAAAAAATTTGCAGCAATGGTTGTCACCAGGCACCCATAAGTTTGAATGTTCCGTAGATGATTCCAGACAGCAGAAAAATAATAATCCAGGTGAGCCGCTCCTCGGCTCGCAGGCGTTGGAATTCGTAGTCCAGCACCTTGTTATCTTTACGCATTTGAGCAATTAAAGATTTCACCTCTGTGACAGCGGCCTTGCCGAACTCCTTTTCAACGTCCTGGTACATCCCCTCCTCGGCTGCCCTGATCTTTCGCACCTCGCGGTACTCGGAGGCGGCATCGATGAAGACCATATCTCCCCGGCGTTGCAGCTGGAGTTGCTTGCGCTTCCAGGCTATGCGAGCTCGGGCCTCCTCGTCGAGGAAGTTGGAGACCTCGGCCCCGGTCTGCTTGATCTCGCGGCCAACCTTGATGGCCTCCTTGATGCCACCCAGGGCCTGCCTGGCTACGTCTGCTGGGTTCCCTGGGTCAGGTAGCTTTGTCACGGGTGAGCCTGTATCCAATGCGTTGTAGGTACAGGCCAGTTGCGACCAGTAACCTGCCAAAAAATTTCACAGCTTTGCGACCAGGCCAATCAGTAGATTGATTGCCCAACCCATTGTGCCAATCAGGCAAGCCACCGCACCGATCAAGCCAACCTCGATGCGCTTGAGCCTGGCGTTGGTCGAGCGGAACTGTAGCTCAATGCCAGCGTATCGCTGGGCGCATACCTGTTCGTGAGTGTCGAGCTGGCCTTTGACCTGGTCTGCTGTTGTCATTAGTCACCCCAGCTCTGGTTGCTAACTACCACAATCAGTTCCTCAACCACAGCGCAGGCCGCAATCGCCACCTCTAGCCTGTCGCACTCGGCCACGATAGCCGCACGCTTTGCGACCACATCTGCGGGTATAGCGACATTGCGTTCAGCCTTCCTGACAACCATCCAATCGGTCTGGGCAAGCAACTTGCCAGCCGTGTCCTTGACCTGTGCAGTCCATTGGCTCTTGAGTCCCTTGGTCACTAGACGCTCTGCTGAGTCCACCATCGCAGGTTGACCATCAACTGCGCCCAAGACCTTGACGTACATGGGGTTACCCTGCTCGTCAGACTCCTCACGGTCATTCAGGAGCTTAGGATTGCCTACGCCCCAGTAAAACCGCTGGTCATACTGCTCTGGGTCTGCTACCTCTACCACGCCTAACTGCTCACGCAGGGCAGGGTCACGCAAGTGTGGATAGCGTATGCCGCCGATGACCTGTTCAGAGTCAATTGAGATTGCTACGTTATTGAGTAAAAACATGATTACCTCGCAAGAGAATACTTAAAGGGTGACTCGGCAAATGCCGCATAAATAAATGTATATCCAGAACCGTTTGTTCCGCTGTTAGAAGAACGACATTTAAAACCGTTGGACAAAATATCTAATTGATTAGAATTTGTTACTTCTGCGCTGCTTGAGTTTGGGTATAAATCTGCGATTGCTAAATTATATGTATCCCGTGCGGTATCGTGAACGTGCCATTCTTCAACGTTTGATGAACTTTTAATCAACACATACCTCGGCCTAAACCCCGTGTACACAAACGGCCCGTCCGCAGAACCATTGCCCGTGTAACTTCCAAAGGCAGAATAGCCAGCCACGGGTGCGAAACAGTAGGCTACATACCCATCTGTTCTGCCGTTAGTTCTATATCTGTTTCCAGTTGAAACAGTTGTGTCTGAACGAACAGTAAACAAAGAACTTGTTGGCTGCTGATTCATAAAATATGTAAAGTCGTTTGCCTCGGCAGCAAAGGTTCCATCCAAATAAATTCCTGATGTTGATATTGATTGATGCCAGACAAACCAAGCAGCACTAGAAGCAGCCCAACCTCTGTTTTTAATAATTATCATCGCTGGCTTTACACCAAGACCGTGACCAACCGTATAGTTTGTATTGTCTGTTGCAACACCCGTATAAGTAACAATTGAGAACCCGCTAGTAGTGTTTGCGCTGACTGTGCTGGTAATAGAGCCAGCCGTGTTAGTTACGCCAGCGGCGTTAGAGGCTCTCCATTGCCAGCCTATATAAGTAGAACCGTTGAAGTTAGCATCACCAGTACCAGAACCATCATCAGCACCTAATGTAAATCCTGTTGAAGTGAACCCAGTAATCTTGTTGGTTGCACTTGCTTCGGCATTGGTTAGGTTAGAGAACAACTGTTTGTTTGCGCCACGAACTGAATCGGTCAGAACGTGCGTGCCTGTTGTGCTTCTAACTTTTACCCAAACTAAGTCAGGCTGTACCCCACCCGCATTTGTGATTGTCTGTGTCGCACCAGTACCAGTGTACAAAGTAGCATTAAAGTAATCATTCGCCTGTGTCGTGCTAGTTGCACCGATAGTCGGCGTAGGCAGATTCTGTGTGCAGAGTGCTTTGAAGCCAGAGGGGGCGGTGTAGGCAAAGGCTCTTTGACCGAAGTTAAACGAAAACGATGCTTGTGTCGCATACGTTGTCCCGCCAAAGAACCAAACACTATTAGCCGTAATTCCGGTAAATGCCGCATTAGTTCCAGCAACCGGGTCACCTGACGCTTGAACGGTTCCGTTTTTGCTAAACCAAATCTTACCGTTGTCTAGGTCTAGAATAATTCCAACAATATCTCCAGAAGCAACGGAATTTCCGTATGCGCTTGTGGTTCCATTAGTGGCTTTGTTTCCGTTAGTTAAATAGTAAGCGTATCCAACACCTGTTGTTGGAGTAATATCATCCTCAGTCCCAACCAAATAATTTAATGTTGTCTGATTAGATACGCCAAGTTTTAGTGCGGAACCAATCGTGCCTGATACCAGCACCTCCACATACCACTTGCCGCTTGTTAATCCAATTGTTGAAAAAGCATTGCCGTACTTTGTGGTGCTAGTTGAAAAATCTAAATTACCGTTGGCATAAACCCCCGGATACAAGTTCTTCCAAACCGGGTTCAACGTAGCGTAATTCCCACGCACCTCACCACCCACACCAGTATCGGTTCCGTAGGATGTGGGCGAATCCACCATGCTGTCATTGCCAGCACCAGCGGTTACAGAGAAGTTATTAGGTGTCCAGTTGTTACCGTTGCCTGAACTGTCCTTGCCTAGCGTTGCAGCAGTGGTGTTGCTGTTATCAGCAAACTTGAGGAAGAAGCCATTAGTGCCGTATGTGCCTGAGAAGGCTTTAGGCTTCCATACACCTGTGTTGGAGTCTGTTTCACCGAATGAGGATGGTGTTAGGGCTTGACCGTCAATGAAGTTGACTTCTGTGAGGTAGCCGTTTAGATATGCGTTTGCAGAGTATCCAAACCGACCAATACCATGAGCCACCGCAGAGTTAAAAATTATTGCTTGGTTTTGGCTTGGATAAGCAGACGCACTAAATGCTGTTATTTGAGTTCCATTAACATATAACTTAACTCGGTTACTTGAAGTAGCCTGAGTTGTGTCTACCGCCGCCACAATGTGATACCAAGCACTAACATCCCTAAATACTTGCGTGGATGTTAAGTATCCAGCCGTATTATCAAAGTAATCTAGTTGGTCTGATGAATTAAATCGAAGGGTGTCAAATGAAGTTGCTGGAACAAAAGCATCAAATAATGTTTGATTAGCCGCCAGACCAGAACGCTTAACCCATGTTGAAAAAGTAAAAATCTTGTTATTTGTTGGTGTTGTCAGAGTCCTGTTCAGATACGCCGAGTCTGCGCTATTGAACCTGAGACTGCGCTCAATCGCACCCGCTGGTGTACCGCCAGCAGCAGAGCCAAACCCTACTGGTAAGAAGCTCAAGCTAGTGCTCCTGAGTTGACTACATAGGTGTTAGTTCCGTTAGTCCAGTAAGACAGCAAGTACGTCCCAGTTGCAGATATAGTGGTCAGCGATCCAGACACTACCTTGGTATTTGCATGAGCCGATACCGTGTAGTTGCTACCGTTGACCAAGAGGATGAATCCACTCTGGCCTGCGGTCATGTTGGTGAACGTCAAAGTAATTGAGCCGGTCGGTGTGCAAGCAAAGTTGTTAGTCACCGACAGGTCGAATGAGCCATCGTTGTCAGTTGTTACCGTGCCACGCTGTGAGGCTGAGAATGTCTGAGCCGTATCAGTTCTAGCTACTAAAGAACCTGTCGTTAATGTTGGGTTGCCAGATACACCATCACCATTGGTCACGGTAATTACGTTTGTTGTGCCTGTGATAGTCCTAGCCGCTGCCGTGCTTGCGCTAGTTCTTGTGACTATTCCGTTGGTGCTCAACCCTGCGATAGCTTGCAGCTCTGCGTCATAAGCTTGGACAGAGCCGCCAATGTTGCTGGCCATCAAGACGTTGCTACCCTCAACCGCAATCACCCCGGCAGACACACGGGTTACGGTTGTGTCTGACGCATTGCCTACGTTGACCGCCGTGAACTGAGGGCTGTCTCCAGTACCCAGGCCAATGTTAGTCCTGGCCGTGCTAGCCGTAGCGGTTAGCTCAGATAGATTGTTTGACGATGCTAAGAACCCGCCACCAGATACATAGGCTAGTACCCATGCCGACCCGGTGTAGACCTTCATGCCTGCGCTGGTTGTATCAAAATACAAAGCACCGGCTACTAGAGCGTTCCCGTCATTATCGAGCGTGGGATCGCTGGCTTTAGGGCCGAGGTAACGATCATCAAAGTTGTCGTAAGCTGATAAGGTCTGAGCCAGGGCCGAGGCAGCGGAGGCTGCATCTGCGGCTGCGGCAGATGCGCTGGTCGAGGCGTTGCTTGCAGAGGTGCTGGCAGCAGTCGCATAGTTGCTTGCGTTTGTTGCCTGCGTTGATGCGGTAGAGGCAGAGCTTGCAGCTGCTGATGCGCTACCTGCTGCTGCCGTGGCTGATGAGCTTGCAGCTGCTGCGTCAACCAATAACGCCCACTTGCCAATGTCGGCGTTGCTTGAAAGAGGCAGGGAGCCAGCCGAAGTGTGCGGGGTTAGAACCTGGTAGATGTTATCGTTAGTCGTGTCCTTGGCAATGTCACGCTGGTTGTACGCCACGCCTGCCGACCAGTTCCCACGGTTAGTACCAATGTAGTCCACCGCCGCAGGGTTGCCGTTGCTGTCAAAGGAGAGCACCTTGCCAGCCCGTGAGCTCGCCCGTGGCAGGGTCATGCTAATGCTGGTCGGGTCAGTCTGCGGAGCCTTCAGAGCCCGGTCTACACCCTCGGCGTTTTGCTGGGCAAAGATGGTCAAGCTGTCGAGCTCATCGTTAATCGTATTGGCAAACAGGTCACCGCCCGTCACAAAGTCCGAGGTGCGCTGGATCGCCCGGTCACCAACGATGGCAATCTGGGTTGCCCCGGTAGGCGTTGCCGTCAGGGTCACAAAGCCGGTGCCGTTTGAGTTGATCGTAACCGTGTAGTCTGTGGTCAACGTCAGCAGGGTATCGTCCTTGTACACAGAGATATCTGTATTGGCCAGGATCTCAAAGGTAAAGGAGTACGGCCCGAGCCCGGAGGCGGCGAGCACTACTCGGCGGGTGACGTTGCTAATAGGTACTGGCATATCTCAATCCTTTCAATACGCAAATCTAGTGGTTATTTGCCCTCAATGCGAATAAATTCTTTATTACGGCGAACCAGTTTTGCCAGTTCTGGGAACTCAATTTTCTCGTCCAAGAACCCGGCCTCGTCCAAATTCGCTGCCTCGCCTTGGCCAGCATCTGGACTTGGGTCAAATCCAATCATCCGCAGCTTTGCGATCCGTCTGTAGTTGCTGGTCAGGCGATCAACAAACTTTTGCATCTCGCCCTTGGTAAAGGATTCGCCTGCGTTTATAGCGTCATCCCTAGCCTGCTTTAGCTCAAACGGTATTGCTTGCTCCAGGTTTCTTTCTTGCCCGTCAGACCCGGTTATTTTCACCACCTGGCCATAGAGCTCTTTATATCGATTGAATTGTTTGGCCGACAGCTTTACGCCATCCCATGTATCGCGTGGCCGAGATATCCCGTAGTCAATCGATGCAAGTGCCTCGTCTGCCAGGCTGCGCTTACCAACAGTCACGCTGGTTATTGGACTATAGTTTGCCCAATAATCCAGACCGCGATTTTCTACTTTACGAACCCGGCCAAGACTGTCGAGCTCTGGCTCCAAAGACTTAGATAAGTAAGGAATTCTGCTGTGAACAAAAGCTCTTTGCTCTGCAAAGAATCTCATGCCTAATGGTACATCTGCCTCTGATGGTCTAGTAGATCTAATGGTTGGATCGGTAAGCCGTTCCATCTTTGCCATTAAGCTAGAGTTAAGAAACCCTACACCAGGTGTACCCGTAAACAAATAATTTGTATATTGTTTGGCAAACCTATCAAAAACCTCAACCACCTTTCTGCCGCCGTCTTCTTGTCTGCTTTTAAGAATGCTAACCATGTCTCCAATGCCTTGCATTGCAGGCAGGTTAGTCATGTATTCGGCAGACGCTCCAGAGCCAGCAAGAACC